GGTTCTTTTATCTCAAAGAGTTTGCTTGCTTTGGCTTGATCAAGGTCGGTGGATTTGATCTCCACCTCTTGACCTTTTTCGCACTCATATAAGTTGCCGTTGCAAGTGAACTTTATCTTTCTGAGTGCTATTGCTTTCACTATTATGCGCCTGTAATGATCTGAACAGCATCGTCATCGATGATACCGTACTCAATTACACCATACCAACCAAGATTTACCATTCTACCAAGTCTGTCAAACGGACCAGTGATAGTAGTATCTGGCATCATTGATACAGCTTTACCAAGTGCGCCCATACCGAAGCAGTTTACTTGACCAGCAGTTACGTCTGCATCTTCTACGATTAGGAATCCTTCAAGTGAACCAACTACGCCATTTGTTGCCATTTCAAGGCTAGTGTTTTGAGCGATAGTGATGTAGTCATCTTTGATGTCTGACACTTGCGCAGGGTTTACGAATGCTACATAGTATCCGTTGATCTTAGGAATTCTTCTTCCAGCTAATGCTGTATAAGCAGCTCTAAGGTCTTCTTTCTTCAATGTTCCAGATGTACCAGCTGCTGCCGTGTTTGTACCATCTTCAAGAGCGTTGATACCTAGTTGGTTAGTTGTTTCAGCTAAGTTGATACCTACCAATTTTGCACCAGCTACTGGAGCTTTTCCACCTGTTTGAAGGTTTGCAAGTTGAGTTGGAGTTACTACCGCACCGTACTCTTTTGGAGTCAATGTTACAGAAGCGTCTGCCATTGCTACAGCATCTACATCTACGCCATCAGTCAAAGCAGTTGTTGCTTTTGAAAGTTTAGAATAGATTGTAAAGCTAATTGCTTTCGAACCAATATCTACTATTGTTTCTACGAATTGATCGATTTTGTTTACGCCTGCACCTGATACGATTACTTCTGTATCAATTAGAGTGATTAGAGAGTCATCAAGTGTTGCAGCTGTTGTTACTACGTTTGCCATGTTTTATCCTTATTTATAAAGTTGATCGAGTAGCTTTCGAGCTTCTGAAGTTTTGCCTTGTGATGCTAACTCTTTGGCTTTCTTTGCTAGTTCGTTTCGGTCAAGACTTTCTCCCTTGTTTGGAGAGCTATCAACTTTCGGTTTAGAAGCCTGACCAAATAGATAAGGTTTGCTTTCTCTTAGATCGTTGATGAGTTTCTCCGGTGAGAAGTCCTCCGCTGTCGATGCCGAGTTGTATATCATTTCGAATACTTCCGCATCTTGAATGCCGTTTGCAGCCGATAGACTTGCTACCTCTGCTTTTGTCTTTGCTTTGTTTGCTTCCAATGCTAAGGCTTCTTTTTCAGCCTGAAGTGCTTGAAGTTGCTCTTGGAGTCTGTCAAGCTCTGTTTTGCTTGCTTCTTCCGCAGCTTTTCGCTCTTCAATAATGCTTTTTAAAGAATCTATATTATCCACCCCTAATGAGGAGAGAAGTTCTGCCTTTGCTTTTTCAGCACCTTTTGCGAATCCAATATCAACACCCTTGTTAATGAGATCTTGCTCATTCACTTTTGGGTTCTCTCCACCTGTCTGAGTCGGTGTCATCTCGTTGTCCGTTTTAGTCACGTCTGACATGAAAAGTCCTTTTCGAAAAAGTATTTACAAGGCATTGCGCCTATGTTCAATTATATAATATTAAAAAATATAAGATGAGATTTATTTGGTGTTAAGGATTTGTCTAATCTTTTTTCTTAGAAATTCAACGATGGCTTCATTGTCTTTCTTTGATAGTTTGAAGAATGGACGCTTCCTATTGTTTCCAGCAGCTTTGTCGTTCTGTTCTTTGGCATTGAAGTAAAGTTTAAATCCATTCTTAAGTGTTTGAACCGTGATGCCGTTTAGCATTTGAGAAGTAACTGTTAGATTTGGCTTTGTCCCGAGTCCTTTGTCTTGTCTTACTTTCGCATAGCCTTTAGTATATGGTGCAAAAGTGTTTCCTTTGTAATCTCTTCCAGCTTGAGTTCTATTGATAATATCCGCTTTAGTTTCATTACCTTTGGTTAGCAATAGGTTCTCTTTTAGCTTCTGAATCTTCCCGGATATGTTTGGTTTCTTTTTAATACGCACTGTATCCTCTTTCGATGGCATACTCTTCACTAACAAATAGAAGCTGATGTCTGCAGTTCCACCTTCTTCGTGGGTCGTTCTCTATCGATGCTTTCTGATCGTTGGTGTAGTAGTGCCTAGCATTGAGTACATCTTTGCAGAATACTCTTGTTTTGTTATCATTTACGCCTACATAAATCCAAACACCGTCTAAGCCTTCTGCCTTTGTGTTGATTATAGCCTGGTTGAAGTTTGAAATAGATGTTTCAGCGTAAGTCTTTGAATATTTGGCAAGGTCTGTTCCATCTAAAGTCTGTTTGATATTATTTGATATGTCTGCTATCTTCATGTTTGAAAGCGTGTACTTATAGAGGTCTTTCTTTAGTTCTAATGCTGCTTGGTTGCCTATGTCTCTAAATGCTTGTATGTCTAGTTGTTTAAGTTGTGCAATAGTGGCTAGATCATCTTTACTGAATGCTACATCAAGTCCACCAGAAGCAAAGACTTCAAGCATGGATTTATAGTTTTTGTCATAACTGCTATCGATATACTCATTGACTAAAGCATAATATCCTGTATCTCTTAGTATCTTGGTAAATTCATAATCAAACGCTAATGGGTCGCTGATATAAACGATTGCTCTTGCTGCGACCTCATTTTTAATATTTTTTAATATTGATTCAAACCTAACATTGAAGAGATTGATCTCTCTATCCATGCTAGTCTGCATTGCATTGACTAATTGATCGAATGTCAAGTTATAGTCCTAGTTGGTTTGCCGTTGATGCGAAGTCTAGTTGAGTTCCTCTATTTACCTTCTCATAGACTTTGTTTCGCTCTGTTAGATTTTCGTCAAGTATAACCGTTGCTTCTTCTTTGGTGATTCCTCTTTCCATTGCGATAGCTTCTGTGACTGATGTAAGCCCCAAGTCTATCTTCTTCGTGTAAGTATCGATCTCTGCTGATGGACTTTCATCATAAGTTGGCTCGTTTATTCTGACTGTCATTTCGCCTATGTTAGTGCCAGATTCTTTCTCGATGACTAAAGCTAGCATATTAAATAGCTCTTGTTCGTATCGTTTGAAGTCGTGCTGTTGTTCAAGCGTGAACTCATCTAACGCTTTGTTTTCCATCTTAAGTGCAAAGCCTGATGATACTTGACCTGTCATTCTAAATTGAGAAGGAGAGATATTATAGTTGATAGCTACATTGTTCGCAGCGTTTTGGATAGTAGTATCAAGTTGTGAAAGGTCTGATTGAAGGTCTAGGATATCCACCTTAACATCTGTACCTGATGCCGTGAGTGCTGTTGATGGGTCTAGTATCTGTCCACTGAATGCACCAATGTTATCACCTGTCACGATTAGCTGTTTAAACGATTGCCACTTGAGCAGATAGTTCTTAAATGTGCTGTAAACGGCATTGTCCAATGTGATCGACACTAAGTCCTGACCAGTGTACTCGTCAAAGAATTTGCCGTCCCTAAAGCCGTTCTGAATGAAGATAAAAGGCAGCACTCCATAAGGATTCACTCCTTCCTCGTTATCGGCTGGATACTCAATGCGATACTCTTCGCCGTCATAGATTTTGTAATAATGCTCTGACTCACTCCAGAATGCCCACTTCTCTTTGGTTTCGTTGATTGACTCGACAAAGTACTCTACCTCTTTTGGTTGATCGTACTCATCAAGCACCACTTCTGTTTTGTGTGGGTATCTGAATATCAAGCGTGGTTTATTCTCTTTATAGTTCCATCCTACTTGGATAAGAATATCGTTGAAAGCATTGCAGAAGAAGTTCGCTTCCTTCATAATCTTATTGATCTGCATATCCTCGTAAAGCATCGCAGTGTTATCGTCTGTAAACTCTCTCTGTACTCCAAACGAATATACACGGGAGATCTTTGTGATGATTGTTTTATAGATGTTATTCGTGAGGTCTAGTTGCTTGTCAAGTCTGATCTCTGCAGCTTTGGTGTATATCTCTGTGAGATGTCGTCCTACTTGAGATGCGAAGTTGTCGTTTAGCATTTGGTATCTAAGATAGAACTTTTGCTTTCTGTCTAAGAATAGACCGCTTTGTGTTCTGTTGGATAAAATCGAATCGCGCAAATCTTGTTTAGTTACAGTCATAGATTGCCTTTTTGATTACATTATATTAAAAAATATGATACACGATGAGAATAATTCATTACGCGAATGTCATCTCAATGCCTTCTACTTTAGGTTTTCCAAATCCAAATAGCCTATGAAGCGGATATGTTCCTGCATCGTTCCAGTCATCGATTGTCGCAGCACCTGCAAATTTTTCAGGCTTTCCATTTGTGTCGTTGTATTGGTGTTTTATTTGAGCCTTTGTGAAGTTAGGACACTTATTCGTGTTGATGAATAGATTGCCTTCCATGTACATACCGTTTGTCGTGTTGATGCGATCTTCTATACGTGGATTAACCTTTGGTGCTTCTACTTCTATGCCAGCATCTCTTAATATCTCAATGTCTGACTTATTCGCATTTGTGCTTGAAGCTCTACCACTTGCATCTGGTATTACTTTAACTCTGTAGCCCTTGTATCTTGACTTGA